GACCACGAGTTCGTCGTACTTCGACGACACGCCGCCCCGCGTGCAGTCGCCGATGCTCTTCGACTTCAGGACGTAGACTCTGATTCCCATGTTGCCCTCCTTGATACCCCACGCAGATTATGCGGGAGGTGGTATCCGTTTGTCAAATGTGATCACGTGATCACATGCACCCAGCAGGCGGGTCTCCGGTCACAAGCCCAAGCTCGCGCGCCTTCAGGTACACGGCGGTCACCGTGCGCCCTGCGCGCCATGCGTAGTTGCGCAGGAACACATCGCAGTCGTACCCGTACAGACGCGCGTAGCGCGCCTCCTTCCGCAGACGCTTCAGCTCGAACGGGTTCCACGGCCTGCCGTGGCGCTCCGGTAGATCCTGCCCGCAGGTGCGACACCTCGACATCATGCCCCCTCCTCGCCCTTGCTGGGCCGCTCCGCATTGCGCGTCGTGATGGCGTACAGCTCTTCGAGCGTCGCCACCGGCAACGTCCCGTAGTCGAACTGCGACAACTTCAGGATGAGCGCCTCGCGCCGGCACGCAGCACGGATCTCTTCGGTGGGCTCGATCAGGCATCGCCCCCATCCCCCGCGCCCGAGCTGCGCCCCGGTCTCGCGGTTGTAGCGTTGTCCCCCCACGACGATCTGCGTCGGCGTGACCCGGGTCACACGGTACAGCGCGAAGCCGCACCCCCCATGACGCGTCGTCGCCACCCGATCCCCTGCCTTGAGTCCAGCCAGCCAGCCACTGGTCTTCATGACGCCTCCCGGTAGCCAGCGAGGGTGGTTGCGCGGCCGGCATCGCGCTCCGCCTGCGCCCAGCGCTCGGCGGCTTCGTGATCGGCGAACACCAGCTCCTGCGCGCCGGTCGCCCACGCGTGCACGTAGAGCACGCCGTCGTAACCATCGTGCTGGCGGCGTGCCGCGCGGATGTAGGTCAAGGTTGCTTCGCGTGCCATGTGATCCTCCTCTGATTCGGTTACTGCATGGTCCCAGTCGTGGCGACCCCGTAGGCCACCCACTGCACGCCGGCGCCGCCGAAGTCGGTGGCCACCATGGCACCTCTAGCCGTCAGCGCCGTCTTCAGGGACAGCCCCTGCGCGACGATCTGCTTGTGCTGCGTGCCGTTCGCGGTGAGCCAGTGCTTCACGATCTGGTAGACGTTCTTGCCGTAGGACGTGCTCACTGCGCCACCTCCACGCTGGCCACGACCACCTGCACGGACGTCAACGCGACGCCGGCGAGGAACGTGCCGCCGAACACGGCGACGAGCAACGTCAGGAACTCCATCATTTTCAGCCCTCCTTGATCACCCAGCACATTGTCCCACAGCTATATGCGTTTGTCTAGTGCCTCAGGTGACGTCAAAGCTGAACCCCGTCGTGCCGGCGATCCCGGTGACGGTCAGCGCACCGGATGGGCCGATGCTGTAGTCCATCCGCCCGACGACCGTCCCTTTGAAAAGCAGCGTCAGGCGCGCGTGCTCCACCCTAAGCTCGTCGAACTGCACGCGCAGCTCACCGGCGTCGTCGACGACGAACAGCCCCTCCGGGGCCTTGCCAAGCAATGCGGCGCAGACCACGGCGTAGTCCACCTTCATGCGGATCACGACGGCGACTCCGTTCTCATGACGTCGGCCAATGTGCCGCTGTACCCCTCGTCGCGCTCGATGCCGAGCCCCAGCCGGCCGCGGAACTCACGCAGCTCTGCGAGGCTCACGTAGCCCAGCTCGCCGTAGTGGATCACGCAGTAGCCGAACGCCACGCCCTCGGCGAGGTCGGCCTCCGTGATGTACCACGTGCCGCGCCCCGTGGGGTTGAACAGCTTCACGACGACCGGCACGTCGGCCGCCGCCCTGCCCTCGTGGGCGCCGAGGTCCGGCAGGCGCCGCGCGATGTCCTTCGTGAACCACTTGTGGCGGCCCCCGCGGTTCCACCGCTCGTAGTGCTGCACGTTGCGCTCGCTCATGTGTCCTCCCGTTGACGTGGGTCGACGTAGCCGTCCACCCGGCAACGCTGGCCGGGCAGCAGGATCGAGGGGTGTGCCTTCAGGCGCACCTGCCGACAGCGCGGGCATTCCACGCCAAGCCGGCGGCGCTCCTCGCGACGATGCTCCTTGAGAGCGCGGAAGTCGTCGATGGTGTCACTCACCGCGCCGCCCTCCAGACACTGGACGCTCTGCCCCGGATCCGCTACACCGCGGACACGTGCGGGCGTAGAACCCGAGCGCCTGCGGGTTGCGCCCCGACGCGCGCCGCTTCTCTGGGACGTAGCCGCGGCCGTAGCATCGGGGGCAGCGTACCGATTTATTCATGGGCGGACCTCCCTGACTTTGGCGATGGCGGCGCGGGCTTCCCCGTACCAGCGCATGGAGTACAGCCCGAGGCGGGCGCGATCCGCTTCTGGGATGCCGTCAATGCAGGCCAGAGCGTCCTCCAGTGCGGCGAGCAGCTCAGGCGCCGCCGCCATCAGTGCGGCATTGGCGGTCCCGAAATCATCGCGATCCTCGGCACGCATGAACTCCAGCAGCGCGAGGCCGCGAACGGTTGCGGAGTCGATCAGCCACGCGGGGTTTCCCCGCACGGTCTCTGTGCGCTCGGCGCGCCACGGCCCCGGCGTATGCCTGTTCACGCCACCTCCCCGGCCGCGGGCTTGCTCAGGCTCGCCGTGCACACGAGGCCGGCGAACTTGCCGTTAGCGTCGAACACGTGCGCGTGCCCCATGGTGTTGGCCTTCGGCGCACCGTTCAGGTTGCGCACCTGCACGCGGTCACCGGGCTTCAGGGCCGTGCGCGCGTCGTAGACATCGAGCGCGACCGGCGAGTACACGTACCACGAACCAGCTCGAACCTTCATGTTGCCCTCCCTACAGGCTGGCGGGGTCGACGGGCACCGGCACGCCGTTGGCGGCGGCCAGCACGACCTTGACTTCGTACGGCCTCTTGGCCTTCAGGAGCTTGGCCGCCGCCTGCTGCGCGTCGAAGCTCCTCAGCGCGCTGACGTCGACGGACTTGCCCTTGTAGAAGCACTTGTACTGGAACATCCGAACCTCCTTGCTCTCCCGACGCCGCTAGTATCGCATACGTCGTTTGTCTAAGCAAGCCTACGCGTCAAACTCCTCGCTGCGCCCCGTGCGGTGTGCGGCAGCCGAGCAGCGCGCGAGGCGCCGCGATTCGGCGCGCGACGTGGGCTCCAAGATGGGATCCCGGCCCTCGAACAGCACGCGCATGATGCGGCGCTTGTTGCGCTCCGCGGTGTCGTGCTGCAAAAACGCCCAGAGCAGGCGGTTCTGCTGCGCGATGCGGTCGAACGGCGACTTCACGCGACGCGCGGGTTTCACGTGGAACTCCCGGCGCCGCGGCGCTCGTAGCGCTCGACGTCACGCATGGCGTCGCGCATCCACTTCGGCACGTCGTCGTCGCGCAGCGCCTTCAGGTACGGCATGACCCACGCGTCGAGGTAGTTGCGCAGCGCGGGATCGCGCAGCGCGGCCTCACACGCCTCCGACCCCCTGAAGCCCACGGCGTCCGGGTCCAAGTGGTTCAGCGCGTTGTCGACGATCTGCGTGCGGTAGCGCGGAGTGCTCTGCTTCATTCGGCGTCCTCCTTGGCCGGCGGTTCCTTGACCACGTTGGTCTCGAACACGCGCAGGCCGTAGTACGTGGCGTCGTGGCGCTCGATGCTGTTGGCGGGCAACGCCTCGGGCTTCACCCAGAACCAGCCGGGCTCCGCCGCGATGGCCTCGACCGGTGTACCGGCCGCCACCTTGAATGGCATGCCGCCCTGCGTGCGGAACGTCAACTCTTTGCGGGTGAACATGCGCGGCCCTCCTCAGTAGCCGGTCAGCGTGATCTCGGCGCCCGCCGACAGGTCGCCGTACACCTTGGTGGTGAACGCGATGCCCGCGGCCATCAGCGCCTGAATGAGCGCGGCGAAGTCCGCCACAGAGCCCTTGAAGTAGATCGTCTGGTTCATGCAGCCCTCCTTGAATCCTCGACTGTGATTCTACGATCACTTACGCCGTATGTCAAGTACTCAGTAGCTGAGCACGCCGTGATTGGCACCCCCACACGAGCACTCGCAATTCGAGCCCCGCGCCGTCTGGCAGCGCGCGTCGCACGCGTGCCGGCTGGGGTTCGTCGAGTAGCCGATGATGCGCGTGACAGGCAGCTCGTGGCCATCCGCGGTGCGGCCGACCCAGCGCGCCATGTTGCCCACGTAGAAAGGGCCGCGCCCCGTGATGCCGCCCACGCCGGGGAAGTGCGCCTCGAACGCCTTCAGGCCCCAGTGCGTGGCACTGACGAGCGGCGTGGCGCCACTGAAGAACCGGGTCTCGCGCTTGTTCATTCAGCCCTCCTTGGTGAGCTGGGCCGATGCCAGCTTCAGGACCTTCTTGCCGAGCGTGCCGTGTGGTGACACCGACATGCTCCGGTGGAAGTACTTAGGGTGAACGCTCCAGACCGTCCGGGGATTGATGATCTCCCAGCTCGTCCAGATGTTGGGCGGGTAGCCATCGTCCCGGTACGTGACGGTGTACTGCTTGGAACCGATGTTCACGTAGACCCGTTTGCTCACGTAGCCCTCCTTGAATCTCCATGCGCATTATCGCATTAGCCGTTTGTCAAATCAAGCTGTGCTGTAAATCCTCGCGTGCGTGACGCGCCGCGCGCAGCTTGCCGAAGCCCCGGTGCCCAAGCTCGGTCTCGCGCTTCCCCTTGGGGTGCCGCTGGTCCTTCTGGGGCTTGCACATCAGGCAGCCCGCGCGTCGCGACTTCGGCCGCCTGCGCTTGTGGTTCATCCGGCCTCCCGGCGCCTATGTGTGCCGCCGAACATACAAACGGGTTTGCAGGTTGTAGTTTGCGGGCCGTGAGGGGCACGCCGTTAACCGCCACTACCCCGCACCGCCCCTCTCCCCGCACAGGTTAGGCCGCCGAAGGCGGGGGGAGGGGCGCCTTCTCAATGATCGTGCAAGCAATCCCCGGCCCAGTTAGCCCCTTTCTTGATGAAAGTCACCATGCTCAGGCTGATTCCATAGTCGTCTGCAATGGTCTTACGCTTCTCCCCCGACAGCGCCCTGCGTCTAACGTCGAGGGCCTGAATATTCGTGAGTTTCGCACGCCCATTGGCCTCGCCACGAAATTGTCCGGGCTTGAATGGCTTCCCTACTCGGTGCCTGCCGCGCACTACAGAATCGCGCACATTCTGGCGCTGATCCCCGACATAGAGATGACCAACGCGAACGCAGCGGGGGTTATCGCAGTGGTGCAGCACAAGCATCCCTGACGGGATTTCACCCACGTACAACTGCCATGCAACCCGATGAGCTTTGTCAGGGCTTCGCTTTCCTGTACGCATGAAGACCCCGTATCCCTGCTTATTCCTGTACCCAGCCCACTCCCAGCAGTCAGCGGACTTCCGCACCTTGGCCTCAAACCTCTCTCGCTCAGTAGGCTTCAGTGACGGCACAAAGCGTCTCCCGCGCAAGCCATCAGGTCGGCGACGCCGTCCGGGTCGTACTTGGCGCCCGGCGCGAGGCGCATGCCCACGTACGCGTTGAACAGCTTGCGCATCTGGGGGTGGAACGCGTCGATGCACGACTTCATGAAGTTCACGGCGCCCGCGTCGAACTGCTTGTCCCCGGCAAGGTGCGCCGCCCAGTCGTCCGCAAGCTGCGTGAACACGTCGTCACCCATCTTCGCGATGCGCTCGCGATTCGCCTTCGCGAAGTTCGAGGGCAACGGCTTGGTTGGCTTCGGCGTCGGTACCTTGGGCACGCCCACGGGGTTGCCCGGAGGAAACGCCCCCTTGGCAGGTGGGAATCCGCCGGGCGCGCCGGGCTCCTCATCTTCTCCGGCCGGCGCAAACGGATCGCCCGCCCCCGGCATGCCGAAGCCTCCCATGGGATCCGCGGGTTCCTTGAACGTGAGGTTGAGCCCGCCGATCTCGTTGACCTCGTCGACGAACGTCTTGGTGTCCGTGATGTCCTTGACGAGCCCGAGGGCTTGCAGCTTCACGGCGACGTCGACCACGGTCAGGGGCAGGCTGCGGAACACGTAGTCGGGCGCCAACTCGCGCATGAGCGTGTTGTTCACGACCTCGTCGAACAACTCGCGCTCCGGCTTGAACACCTGCGCTTCGGCGACCACGTAGCTCGCGTACGCCGTGGCGAACGTGTAATCCCCGGTGTCCCCGGTGAATAGCGGGGGCAGACGGAAAGCTCCGCGCACCCGCGCTGAACAACGCTCATCGTACCCCTCGAACATGGAGTCCTGTCGCTGGTCTCCGCCGAATCGCTCCACGTTCACCTTCACTTGTGACGTCGACGTCAGGTCGCCTCCCGTCGAGTACACGTCGGCCACGACCGCGCGCAGCTTGGTCTTAGCCGCCCCCGACAGGTACGTGTTCAGCAGATCCTTGGATTGCTGCGAGAGCTGGCCGCCCTGCACGAAAATCATGACCGGCGGCATGCCACCGTGATTGAAGTATTCGAGGTTCAGCTCCTCGGCCTTGCGGCTGCCAAGCACCGATGGCACCTGATTGATCCACACCGGCACGCCGTACGGGGTCGAAATATCGGGGCGATCCTTGAAGTGGATGATCTCCGTGCCGCGCGCGCCCGCCGACTTCGGAGTCGCTCCCACTTGCCGGGTCGGATCGTCCCCCGCTTGCGGCGGCGTCGCCACCACGGGCTTCGGCTCGGTGGCCTTGGCCACAGCCATGCGCTTGCGGCGCTCTTCCGGCGTCATCTCCGCCACGGGCTTGTCGGTGCGCGCGCCATCCGCAGGCGTTGCGGCCGTCGGCGCCCGCGCGCCGGGCGTGCCGGGCTCTGGTGGCAACTTGTCCTGATCGCCGGTGGCCTTGAACTTCGGGTCCATGGGCTTGCCCTTGAACAGGGCGTCCGGAGTCGCCCGTGCCGGCCCCATCCACTCACCCGTGTCGGCGTCGATTTCGCGCGAGCTGCCGAACTCGCGGAAGTATCGCACCTTGTTGCCGATCATCATCGCGTAGCGCCGCTCGCGCACGAGCATGCGCACCTTCTGCTCCTTGCCACCGCGCTTGATCGTGCGCTCCACCTCGACAGGGTCGTCGAGCTTCACCATGTACACGAGCTTGGCGTCGATGTGGTTGACCAGCGTGATCTCGCCGGCCTCGTTGCGGAGCACCTCCATGTAGCCATTGCCGTACGTGTGACGGTCGCGACGCACCTTGCGACGCACCGACGTGAACGATTCGCTGACGTTGATCGAGTGGAACATCTCCTTGAGGGGCTCGATGTTGTCGTCCTCCTCTTCCTCACTCGCCGTGTCGTTGTCCTTGCGCTCTACCTCGAACCCAGTGCCGTCGATGTTCACCTCGAAGGCGTCAAGGCACTGCGCGAGCGTGTTGTTCTGCACGCATAGTGTGGCGAGCTGCACGGGGTTGTACGTGGGCCGGATGAGGTTGGTGCGTCGCTCGTTCGGGAGCTGATTCCACGGATCGTCCTCGACCGTCAGGGCCTTGGACTGCAACAGCTCCTCCTCCGCCTTCGAAAGCGTCGTGCGGTCTTCGACGATCATCGCCGACGACTGCACCCCGAGCGCGGCGGCTAACGCCTCCTGCACTTCGGCTTCCGTAGCCTTCGGCGGGAGTCCGACGCGCTCGCGTGTCTTTCTGGAAATGGGCATGAGCAAACCCCTCAGGTAGCGCCGCGGCCGAGTGTAGGGCATCCAACGGCCAGCATGAAGGCGGGGCCATGAGCACCGATTCGGTGAACTGGCCCCACGCAGCATGGCGTGCACGCCGCTGCGGGCCTAGACAGAACGACCCGCTTCGACGCCACGCTTCCCCGCCACGGGCACCGGATTTGTACGTGAGCCGCGTGGCGGCGGTCCCCCGGGTTTGTCCGGCCTTTGAACACGTATCGTAACGACGCGCTTCATCGCTGTGGAGGGCTTGTGGGTTTCGACGCGATTGCACTCACAGGGGGCCTCTTCAGGTACGCCGCGCTTCGTTTCACTGGTGGGCTCCTATGCTTTGGCGCGCTGAAGTTGCGTGGGTGGCTAGTGAACTAAGGCTCGCCTTGCTCTTTCGGTGATCTAGCCCGGCTATGACGCGCCTCGCCTTTTTCGGGGGTCTCGGGACAATCGGCACGCTTTATGGCGACGGTGGGCTTCCCGACATTGACGCGCTCCTTGGGCTGGGTGACTGTGGATTTTGGCGCGCATTGTCTCACTGGGTATCTGCGGGTGTTCGGCGCGCTAGAACGACATGGGTGTATGCGAAGATCGTGGCGCGCTGCGGTGCTGCGGGTGGCTGGCCTTTTCGGGCCTCAGTCGAACACGACGCGCGTGCGCCCGTTGTGCCCGTGAATGGCCTCGACGGCACGCACGTTGGGGTACACGGCCACGGAGTGCATGGCCGTCAGCCAGCTCATCGCGCACCAGCCGTTGCTGAACTCCACGCCTTCGGCGACCACCCCGGTGCCGCTGATCCCGGTCTCGTCTTGCGTACGCACGAGCTTGAACGTGCGCATGGCAGACGTCGTCAGGGGGTGCCGCTCGCGCGCCGTCGGCAACCGCGGCTTCGGCCCGGGCTTGCTCAGCAGCGCGACATCGTCCGGCACGGTGCGCCGGCGCTTCGCCGGGGTCGTGGTCTCGGGGGTCGTGTCTTCCGTCGGTGCGCCATCGGGCGCCGTCTTGGCTTCCGTCATCGTCATCTCCTCTGGGTTGAACAGGTCTCTGGTATGCGGGCAGCGGCTACGCATGATTCTGTGTTCACCTCACGTGGCGCAAAGCCGCGGTGAGGCGTGCCAGTAGCAGCGGGCGCAGGTCCGTCTGGACATCCACGAGCAAGCGCTCGACCACCATGGCGGCGGCCTCCTCCGGCGTGTAGGGGAACGCCCGGGCGCGCTCGCCCGTGAACTCCACCGTGCAGCACAGGCCGCGGATCTCCACGGTCACGCCCACCGGGGGCTCGTGCACGACGACAAGGTCCCGGTAATACGGATCGCGCCGCCACTTCGCCGGCAGCACGGCCGGCAGGTGGTTCGGGTATTCAATCCGCTGGCCACTCACCCTTCGCTCCGGGCGCGCTGCGCCTGCCGGCGGCGGATGACGTCCACGGCGTTCGGGGTGCGCAGCAGCTTATCAAGTGCGCGGGCCGCGGCGTCGACCGGGACCAACAGCCCCTTGGCTTGCGCAGCGTGTGCTGCCGCGTCGACGTACGACGCCACCATGACAGCCGCTACCTGCCCCTCCGTGCACCCGGACAGCCGAGCCACGCGACTCAGGGCAGCCGCGACATCCTTGGGAACCCGTGCACGCACTTCACTCGTCGCAGTGGGCACGCGCTTCTCGCCACGCTTCCTCATGCTTTCACCTTCTTCACGTCGGCCAACGTACCGGCCGTCGCCACCTCGGCGTCGACCACAAAGGGGATTCCCGGGGTCCACCCGAAGTCCGCGACCGGCAGGTTCTCCATGACGTCCTTGATCGCGGGCACCATGACGTCGACGTCATCGAGCGGGACGTACAGCTCAAGGCTGTCGTGCGTCATGCCGAAGATCCACAGGTCCGGCCAGCGTCGATCCAGCTCCACCATGGCGAGCAGCATCATGTCGCTGAGGCACGATTGGATCGGCGAGTTGATGGCTTGGCGCTCGGCCATGCTCACGACATCTCGAAACGGACTACGAATCAGCGGTAAGTGCCTGATTCTACCGAGTGGATTGCGCACCATCTGGTGTCTGTGCGCGTACTCCTTGATGCGGGCGTGGTACGGCTCCAGTGCGGCGTACGTGTCGAAGAACGCCCCGCGGTAACTCTGCGCCTGCGGCAGGGTCATGAGGACCCCGTAGGATTTTCGGGCGTAATCCACGAGCCCCGGCGCCTGCATGCCGTACAGGAACCCGAAGTTCACGGCCTTGGCAGCGCGCCGGCGCTCCTCGACGACCTCCTCGGGCATCGCCATGAATTGTTCGAGCGTGACCCCCGTCATGCTGGCGGCTGTGAGGGCGTGGATGTCCTTGCCGTGCCGGTACGCGTCGAGCATGACCGGGTCATCCGCGACCACCGCCGTGATCCGCAGCTCGCCCTGCGAGAAGTCGAACTTCACGATGGCGTAGCCCGACGGGCACGGGAACACGGAGCGCAGCGGCTTGGCCCAGACACCGCGCTTTACCAGCGTCTGGTAGGCCGGGTCGGTAGCCGACAATCTCCCCGTCACGGTGCCCCCCTCGGCGTCGTCGGCACTCGATCCGCGCCCCATGCGATAGCTCGGGTGGAACTTGCCGTCGTCCCGCAGATGGCGGCGGAACCCCACGATGTACGTGCTGAGGATCTTGTTGGTGACCCCCAGCTTGGCCATGGCCTCCACGAACGGCTTGGCCTCCGGCACGTCGGAGAACCGTTGCAGGTGCTCTGCGGCCGTGCTCGCATTGGCCACGAGGTCCACGGGCTCACCGCGATCCAGCGCGGCCTGTGCCTTCGGCGTCACCAGCTCCGGCGTCAGGTTGAGGCCCCGCCGTGTGAACAGATAATCACGTAGCAGCGCGGGCCGCGTCGGGCTCAGGTTGTCGGCGTACTTCAGGAGCAGGCGGCGCGGCACGTGGCTCAGGGCCTCGGCAGTCAGGGCCGCCACGTCGGCGCGGCACTGGGCTTCCAGCTCGGCGTAGCGCGCTGCATCCACGACGATGCCACGCTCCTCCACCTTGGCGAACACCTTGGCCGCCGGCAGCAACAGGCGGGTGAAGAATCGCGTGAGCCGGGTGTCGCGACGCACGAACCGACGCTGTTCCGTGGCCACCCTCAGGCAGGCGTCGACATCGCCCCCCGCGTACGTGAGGAATCCGTCGGGATCAGCGTCGAGGGCCTCGGCCATGGAGCCCTTGTCGTGGGCCCTGTTGAACTCCATGTCGTACCCGCCCATCGCCGTGTACAGCTTGGCGTGGGTCTCCAGTGAATTGCTGCGGTTCTCGTCGAGCAGGCTGCCCACGAGATGGGTGTCAAAGATTTGACGGATGCCGCGGATCTCCCAGTGGGCAGCCAGCCACACCAAGTCGAACTTGAGGTTGGCTCCCACCACCCGGGCCCGCGGGCCACACAGCAGCGCACGGAGCTGCTTGAGCACCGTCGTCGAGGGCTGGCCATTGGGGGGCACCCGGTAGACGTACGCCTCGCCTGCGGCAGCAGACAGCGCCACCGTCAGGATTCTGGCGTCTCGCGCAAACGCATCGAGCCCCGTGGTCTCCAGATCCAGCGCGATCCGCGGCAGCTTGCCTTCCAGCCCTCGGAACCGCTTGACGAGGTCGCTGAAGTCCTCCACCCAGCGGTAGGTGCCGATCTCCGGGCGCGTCGACCCCGTCCGCGCCAGACGTGCACACAGATTCATGTCCCAGAGCACGTCCGTCAGGCGCTCGCGTTCGCGAAGCACCAGCGTAGGGTCGAACGTCAACAGTGCCTTGGTGCCGTCGAGGTCGAACACGGTCTCGCGGCACGACGTCAGCGACGCGTTGCGCTTCACGAGCTTCATGTCCTGCATGGCCTTCAGGAAGGGGGTCCCCATGAGAAGCAGGGCCCCGTCCGGGATCGGCGGAAACGCGCGACGCACCGCCACCGGCACGATGTCCGGCTCCGGCCGCAGACACACGCCCGGGAGGATCTCCTCCAGCACACCCACGCTCGTCGACGAACACCACACCGTGTACTTCACGCCACGCCCTCGTCGTCGAACTCCAGACCGGCGTGTCGGCGCAGGTAGGCGGTGTGCATGTGCGCCTGCGCCCGGAAGTAGCTCCCCATGTCGGGGGTGCGCACGAACACGCCCACGCCGACGACGGCCGCATCCACCCACATCACGGTATCGTCGAACAGCAGCCCGACGAACGCGTGCAGATCGAAGTCATACGCGAGCTGCTGCACCACGCGAGGCGTGCCATCCGGGCGTTCCCGAATACCCGCAGCCGCGCGCCGTGCGCGAAGGTCGTCGACGATGCTCATACGCCACGTGGCCCCACCGTGCGGAACCTCGCGCTGATCCGGGACACACCCGCGGCCTTACGCGCTTCGATCAGCGCGACGACCTCGGCACGCGCGTCAGGAACCACCACCCACTCGGCGGTGGCCGAGGCCGCCCGCCTGTACCCGCCGACAATGGCGTCGACGAACCCCGCGTAAAACACCTCGGCGTCCCAGTTACCTGCGGCCGGGAACAGCTCTGCCGGGGGCTTCGCCATGCGCTGCCTGTTGACCAGCCACATGCGCATGTACTGGCTGGCCTGTGTGTCCCACTCGCGCGACACAAGCACGACCGCGTACAGGTCCCCCATGATGTGCAACACGACTCCCAGCGTGTAGGGGTACGCGCCCGACCCCTCGACCGTCATCTTCGACGCCACCGAGAGGGGCTCAGGTCCGTGGACCTTGATGCGCGCAGATCCGCGAATCGGGTTGTGGGGACTCACGCCCTTCACCAGATCCATGCCCAGTACGCCGGCCAGCGTCGTGTAATCCTGTGTCCAGATCATGAATTCACCCCCCAGTCGGTGATCTCGCCATCGGGCTCCATGTCGGCCCACACCTTGGCCAAGAACACTTCGCGAAAGTACACGTCGAACTCCAGCTCTGCGCTGCCGTCATCAAGATCTACGCGACGCTTGCACTGCCATACGAGCGGCTGTGCGTGGTCCACCTCAACGAGCCCGCCCGCCTCGATCACGTCTCCGGCACACAGCGCCGCCATGCTCTGCGACCCACGCAAGACCGCCACGGCGTTCACGCCTCTTCCTCCACGCTGATCCCCTGTGCCTCTGCGACGACGGCCCAGAGCGACGGGCTTATCGCCCGCACGAGGTGCACCGGGTCCTCCAAGGTGGCCCTGCACCCATCGCGCTGCACGAGGCGCACGAATATCGCCGCGAGCACGCTGCTGACGAACTGGTAGGCCGTATCCACGTCCAACACCGGGAAGTGCTGCGACGCGTGCGTCGTGACGCGCTTGAATTGCAGCGCATCGCAGATGTGCGCCGCCGGCTCCGAGAACTCGGCCCCCGTGGGTTCGACTCGGATCGACACCGTCGCACCCTCCACCCGTACGGCGACGTTCAGCAGATTCGAAACCAACACCGTGGTGTACACCGAGCCCTGCGACGAACCGGCCACGCGCTGGCCGATCTGAGTCGCGTCCCGGAGTTTGATCACCGACTGCTTCGTACCCATGCTCCCTCCTTGTAAGTCATCACAATAGCAAAGCGTTTGCCAAATGCAAGTACCCTAGAGCTTCTCCACGCACACTGCCGGGTGCCACACGAGCCCGCGATGCCCTGCACAGTAGACCTGCTCACGAGGCTCCATCCCCGACAGGCCGTCGTCGTACAGAGGCTCGAACCAGTCGAGCGGCTCGTGGCGCTTCCCTAGCAGGGAGCGCGGCGAGGCCCAGCGGCTTCGCAACTCGACAGGTGTAATGCCGTACTCACGTCTCAGAAACTCCACCTGTGCACTGGTCTCGATGGCTTCTTTGCAGTAATTTTCGCGGACCCACCTGCCGGCATCGAGATCCCCATGCAAAACGCGCACGATTGCGGCCATGAGCATTCCAGTACGCCCGTGCCCGCCAATGCACCCGATGTGCACGCGCTGCCCATCGCCGAGACGCTCCACCAGCCAGCGCACCATGCGCTCGAACTGAGCGACGTCCGTTGGCACTCCACCGTCCCGGATCGGGAACTTGACCTCCACTACCTTTGACGCCGGCTGCCACGGGAAGGCGAGGTGCCTCCGCTCCATACCCTCGTCGAGCCCGACGTAGACGTCGAACCCGTCACGCGGTTGCAGGCAGCTCGCCCCCAACAGGGTTCCGTTGCCGAGCGCTAAGGCGCTGTGCTTCTCGTAGCAACGCCCCCAATGATGCGCCATCACCGGCGGCTTGGTTGGGCCTCGGCCGTCGTGCTTCTTCTTGTGCTTGTGCTTGCGCTTGCTCATGCGGCGCTCCTCTGGGTCGTCATGGCGTACGTGTTATGCGCCATCGCCACCACGGAGGGCGCTCCGGACACCGTCTTCACGAATCCCTTGAGCTGCGTGTGCTGGGTGCTCTGCTTTTGCGCGGCCACTTCCACGGCGTACGACTGCACGGCCCCAAGCTCGACCACCCGTAGCCAGTCGACTGCACCGCACACCGAATCCCCTAAGAGATCGCGTGCCCGCTTGTGCATCGTGCGGTGCTCGTTACTGATCATCAGACTGATGTTGCTGTCCACCAACTGCGGGATCTGGCCGGCGCGCTGTACATCGAGGATTCTGGTCAGCTCGTACGAGTCGTACGGCATGTACAGCATCTCCTTGTTGAAAATCGGGCCGTTGTTGTGCGCGAGCGTGAACCCGGTATCGAGCAGCAGCTCCGGGCTGATCACTCCGTGCACGAACCGTTGAAGGACGCTGGCGATAGACGCCCACGCTGACCCGCCGTACTGCGAGTTGAACGAGCCCTCGCTGAACACCGCCACCAGATGATCCGTGTACGCCCCCAGCTTCACCTTCGGCGGGTGCTTCAACAGGTGCTGTACTGACCCCGACGACCCCAGCGACCGAAGAGCCTTGGTAAAGGCCGCACAGCCGTAGCGACTGTCGAGCGCGTCGAACAGCGCGGCATCGTTGTATACGTGCCGCGATTCACGCGTGCATATCAGCAGCAGGTAGTTGAACATGCGAAGTGCGGCAGCGCGCACCACCGCCTGATAATCCTCGACGAGCGGCTCGTAGGGCCCAAGATCCGCGTCGGCATCCACGCGCTGCCCCACCTCAGCCACGAACGCGTTAGTCATGTAAAACGCGATGGCCTCGTGCTCCGGGCGCCGCATGGCCGACCCGTTGGGCAGGCTCGCGAGATGATTCTTTGCCTGCTCGAACTTGGCGACTACGGCCGCTACGGGCACGTCGCGCAGGTCCAGCGGCTGAAATACCGGTCGCCTACGGTGTTGACTCAGTGTCGCCACGATTCCCTCCTTGTGTCCGACAACAGGATCCTAGAGCATCCAGAACCGTTTGTCAAACAGTACGCGCCAGTCTTCTCGCACCGCCAAGCTGCGCGCGAGCCATCGCACGTTCAGCGCCCACACGAACTCTTCCTGCTCGCTCGTCTCGACCGCTCGCTCGGTGTACGCGAGGCGCATGGCTTCGACCGGACGGCGCTCCTCCGGATATGTGGAGGTCCGGCGCAGCACCCACAGCAGCTCGAAGTGCAGCTTGAACAGGGCCGCCAAGAATGTCCCCGTGCGCCCGTACCCATACCCACAACCGACGAACACGTCGCGCCCGGCCAGCAGCGCTTCCGCGGCGGCACGCAGGGCACGCATGAACGCGGCGCGCGGCGGTACGCCGAAGTCCGGCGTCTCCACCGTGAACTCCGCCGGACCGTGCTTGGCGCCCGCCATGTTGACCCGGACAACGCCGGCGCCACGGTGCGGGAGCCGCACCCATGCACTGTAGGGCCCGGCAATGATACGCCCGGAGTCAGCGCGGTCTGCGAACGCCAACGCGACCCAATGAGGCTCCGGGCCAACCGCTCGTGACCGGTTCACTCGAACTCGCGGCGTCTTCACTTTTCCGTGGTGCATGCTTGGCATGGGACCTCCACCCACTTCCCGTTGTCCGACATCCGATGCCGTTGCGTCCCATGACAATCCGGGCACACGCTGGCGCGCGGGTCTAGCTTGGCGATGCTGTGCACGCGGCACCCGCGCACGTCGAGCACGTACCCGCCATACCGCCGCGTGCCGCGGTCATCCGTGACTAGGGCCGCGGCACGCGCGAACCGCGCAAGCAGAGCCACCAACGCTTCCGCGTCGTCGCCGAGCCCGAGGTTATACGCCTGCTGCACGGCAACGGACGACACCTCGAACGTCAACATCAGCGGCTCCCGCGCTGATACAGGCGCTCGCGCAGGATCACACGGTCCGACGGAGCTTCGAACACGAGCTTCACGGCATGCGCGTTGCCGGTATTCCCGGCCGACAGGAAGACGTCAGGCAGGATCTCCGTGCGTTCGCTCGCGCGGATGGTGAACACCGCGTCGACGAACTCGTCGACGACGCACACCTTGAAGTGGGTCGCGTGGTAAATCTCCGTGACCGTGACCTTGCGGTCACCCACGTAGACAGACTCGCCCTCACGGGCAGACAGGATCAGCGCCATCGGTCACTCCTTTTCCAAGCGCAGCATCTGTGCGGTGCTGCGCGTCAAAACCCATACAGAACCACCAATCAGGCCACGCCGCTCTTCCAAGCGCTCCACGAGCCCGCGTGCTGCGAGCACCGCCAACAACGCGCTGGTCTCCTTGCCACTCAGGTTCGACGCTGTGGCGATGTCCTGCGTCAACAGGCTCCTCGGCCACCCGTCGACCACGGCCATCAGGCATCGGTGGATCTTGGTATCGCGCGCCGGCAGTCGCGCCTCTTGAGGCGCCACGGCCGCGGTCATCACCGTCAGACCTTCCACTCGACGACACAGGTAACGGTGCAGGCCACACAGGCAGCGCTGGATGAGGTCCGGGTCGTGCCACTCCATCCACGACAACCCGTTGCAGCGCGGACAGCGTATTCGTTCCTGCAACAGCCGATCCCCGTACACGATGGTGTACGGGCGCCGACCCTAGCATCGCCGTGCTCACTTTCCAAGTACCTCCGCCACAAAATCAGAAGCAGCCACGGCGCCGCCGAACTCGGCAACGCGGCGCCCCGCCTTGCCCAGCGTGGCCATGAGCGTCTCCAGCGAGACCCCCTCGTGCGTGCTCATGCGCTCGCGGAACGCGGCGTCGATCACTACGAGCCCATCGGCCTCCAGCAGTTCGGCCATGGTGCGCACGGGCCGGACGAGTCGCCAGCCAGAGGCTGTCGCAGCCCCGACCTGTTCGGCCGTGGCCGTCTGCGGCACATGCACCGCCCACTGCGCCCGCACCTTCTTCGAGCCCGCCGCCTTGGTCAGCACCCCGAAGAGCTTGCCCCACCCCGGGCTATCCTCGCCGCCCGTCTGATTCGTTGCGGCGAGCAGCTCCAAGAACGTGCGGTCTTCGGGGCTCAGGGGCACCAAGGGGCGCACAAACCCGATCACCCCCTGCAACGCGGGACGCGCCGCCAGCTCCTTGATCAGCGCCCTGAACTGCATCGCCGTCGTCAGCGCCGAGACGTTCAGGTACACGTGACCGGCGTCAGGGAGACCGCCGACGTCCCGTACTTCGACGGCCGGCAGCTTCGAGCTGCGTCGTGCCGCCCACCGCACGACCGTGGCCGCCTCCGGGGTCACGGCCCCACCCTCGATTGGCACCTCGACGTTCACCCACACATTCCCGGTGGCGCCGTCGATGGTCACGCGATCCCCGGGCGCCATTACCCCGCCGCTCGACAGGGTTGCGCCCTTGGCGGTCACCAGCATCCCAGAGGCGCCCACGACCGCCGGCTTATTGATGCCGCGCGCCACGACCGCCGCGTGACTGGTCATGCCGCCCGTGCTGGTGAGGATCCCCGCAGCCTTCACCATGGCCGGGAAGTCTTCCGGGCTCGTCTCCGTCCTCACAAGGATGGCCGACGGAACCGTCGCCACCAGCGTTGGATCGAACACCGCCACCCCGCTCACCAGCCCCGGTGACGCCGCGATCCCGGTGATCGTCGGGGCCTGCTTGAACCCCGGGGCCACCCGCGCGCGAAGCAGCGTCGCGTACTGCTCGGCCGTCACCCTTCCCACGGCCGTGCCCTTGTCGATCAGCTTCTCGCACGCCATGTCATGCGCGATCTTGAACGCCGCAGCCGCGGTGCGCTTGGCGTTACGAGTCTGGAGCACGAACAGCTTGCCGTCCTGCACCGTGAACTCGATGTCCTGCGCATCCCTGTAGTGCTCCTCCAGCCGCGCGCTCACCGTGAGCAGCTCTTCGAGCACCCCAGCGTTCCACTCCTCCATCTCGTGGAGCGGTTGCGGCGTGCGCACTCCGGCCACCACGTCTTCGCCCTGCGCCTCGGGCAGGAACTCACCAACGACGAAGTTCTCTCCGGTGGCCGGGTCGCGCGTGAACAGCACCCCGGAACATGACTCTGTGTTCATGTTGCCGAACACCATGGCCTGCACCGTGACTGCGGTGCCCCAGTCCTCCGGGTACCCGTGCATCTTCCGGTACTCGATAGCGCGCTCGCTGTTCCACGACTTGAACACGGCGCTCACGGCGCCGATGAGCTGAGCCCGCAACAGGCTGGGGAGCGGGGCCCCCACGAGCTTGGTGTACGTCTCGTTGAGCCTGTGTTGGCAGTCCCGGCGGCACGCCTTGCCGATGCGGGCATCCCACTCGGACGCCACGGCAGCGCGCAGCCCGACGTTGAGCAATGTGTCCATCATGCCGGGCATGGACACCCGCGCCCCCGAACGTACCGACAGCAACGGCATGTACCCGAGGGTCGGGACCACGTTCTTGTCGAAGTGCGCAAGCACCGCGTCGACCAGCTCGCCGACCTGCTGCATGCGCACGTACTCAGGCTTCGGCTTGAGGAAGCTGATGCACTCGTGCGCCGGGATGATCACCCCGGGCGGTACAGGCAGCCCCATGCGCGCCATCTCGATGAGATTGGCGCCTTTCCCACCGACGACCGTCTTATCGACCAGCTCGACGGAGGCGGTTCCAACCCCGAACGCGTAAACCAGTGGTAGTGCCACGATTCCCTCCTTGTCCGTCCACGGCAATAGTACGGCTACTTTATGGCTTTGTCAAACCCCCGTCATGCACGATCTGGCCGCCATAGTCACGCACCAGCTCTTTGAGGTCGACGGCATCGGCCTCGTACTCCTCACGCGTCAACAACACGCTGCGCTCGGCCTCCACGACACGCCCCGGCAAGCCGCCGAGGGCGTCAGACGCGTCACCGATGAAGTTGTTGAAGCTCGTATCCGAGTGGAACTTCAGGCGAATCACACCGCTCACCGAGGCGCGTATGCGCCGACACCGTCGGTTGTCGCGAACCGCTGCCATATGAAGTCGACGGCCGGCAGCGGGGTCAGCAAGTTGTGCATGACGTTGCTGACGACGCGTTCGAAGCGCTCGATTGCCACCGGATGCCCAACGCCTCCAAGGGACACGCTCATGCTCGGCGGCGCCGCATGAACAGCCGCGAGCACGTCACCCTCCAGAGATGCTGCGTCCTCGGAGTGTACCCAGCGCACCTGAAACTCGTACGCCCCCGGGGTGGCCTCCACGAGCGTGATCAAGCACCACCGCTGCGGCACCCCAGACTGGTACTTCATGTCCAGCAGGTAGGCGCGCTGCACGCCCGCCGACCCCACCAACGCCCCAGCCAGCCATCGACGAGATCCGATCTTGGCGGAGCTGGAGTACACCGGCGTGTTGTCCGTGGTCGCGTTCATGACGTCCTCAGTAGGTGATGGTGGGGCGAATGGCTCGGATTTGCGTGGCCAGATAATCCGCCACACGTCGGCGCTTTTCAATGGTCAGCATGACCTTCACGGCGCCGTTCAGGTAGCTGAGCGCATCGAGGCGCTCCTTGGCTGGGCGAGCGGTATCACGGGCCACCGCCAATCGACACTTGAGCGCGTCCGCGTCCGGCACCCCATCCCAGACAGACGCCAGCCGAACGCTCACTGCACCCCCAGCAAGAACCTATCAGCGTCAACGCGCGCAGGTTGGTACCACGCCTCGAATCGGGCGCGCTCTTCACTGGTACGCCGGTCGTCACAGAAGTGCCCACTGAAGTAGAGACGCGCCCAGCGAGCGCGCGCCTCGGCGTTCTTCAGGTCCAAGTAGTCGAGGATCTCGGATCGCATGAACAGACTCCTTTCGTGCCCATACAGATGTCGTATACCCACAGTACACGACACATACACGACAGCAGTACAAACACGCTGAAATTTTGAAATTCAGGCGCTCGGTACTTCAATCACATCAGAAGGTTACAGCCGCAGAGTGCGTATGTCAAACCTAACACAGGGTCGACGTATGCGCCGTGCACGAGGCGCATACGACGCGCGTATGTAACTGCAATGGCGCGAAACGAAAAGCCCCGGCGAACCGGGGCTTCCCGAAGGCCGTATGGCCTAGGCTCAGCCGAACGCCTCGACCACGACAGTGTGCGTGGCCGCGAAGTCCGGGTCGGTGCCGTTGGTGAGCGTCACCTTGTTGTCGGCCCACGCCACAGCGCCGCCGAACGCCACCGGGGCACCCGTCGACGTCGTGAACACCGAGACGCGCGCGAACGCCGGGTTGAAGGGGAAGTAGAACTCCATGACCCCGAGGGCCACCTCGGTTGCGTTCGGCACGCGCATGCCGAGCGCCTTGACCACCTCGCCCTTCTCGATGCCGCCGTAGGTGCTGGCCGCCGCCCACACGTTGTCCACGCCGGACAGGGTCTCCGTGCAGGCCACGTGCTTGCCGTTCGCCTCACGGCGAATCACCAGCGCGTTGCTCGCATAGCTGAACGTCCACCCCTGCGTGCTGAGCGCTGCCAGCCCCGTGGCGAGCAGCGGGCCCGCCGCGGCCGGCGTCAGCGTGGCTCCGACGGGCACGTAGATCTTGCCCGCGGTCAGCGCCGTCGCCGCTGCCTTGAAGATGTCCGACGCGTCGGCGTGGCTGGCGATGGTCGAACCTGCGTAGCCGCGGGTCAGCACGACCGTGTCGACGTCCACGACCTGCTTGACGCGCATGAACTCGCTCTCGCAGCGCAGGATCGCGCCGACCGACAGGCCGTGGGCCGTGATCGTCTCGGTGGACTCCGCGTTCGTGTTGTCGAGCGACGTGCTGTTGACGTTGGTGTCGGTATTGATCTGGACGATCTGGAACGACTCCGGACCGATGGTGACCGTCTCGCGGTCGACGACGTTGGCTGCGAGGCGCAGCACGTTCATCTCGAACGCGCCCTGAACCGCCTGCGCGAGCTGGTGGAGGGCCTCGCCCTTGACCGTCAGCCGGGGGATCTCGTTGAAGACTTGCTTGCTCATGACCGTTTTCCCTTACATGGTGGTGAACCGAACGTGCATCCTGCGGTGAGGTGTCTCCTGACAGTGCCCCGCCACTTTACTGGGTTCAAACTGCACACAGAATCATGCGACCGCCTCGTCGACGCCCGCCGCCTCCGACGCCCCGCGGACCGCGTCCCCGGCCCGCACTACGCGCTCGCGCAGGATGGACGGGATCTCGAACAGGCTGATGCCATGCTCCAGCCAGATGGACCGCCGCAGCGATAACCCGTACACGCACCCGCACAATGCGTCAGCGACATCCTTGCTGTTGTGCACGATGATCCCATTGGCCAGCGCGAAGTTGTGCGTGCGGTCTACCGTGATGTCCCACACGTCCTCCCGACAAGGCAACGAACGCACTGACAAGACTCGGTGGTTCTGCTGGGACCCAGTACGGCCAACCCGCTGCCGGTCACGGCGCATTCGCTGATAGTGCGCCCCGCACAGCCCCTTGGCGTTCGACACCGACAGGCACCCCTCTACCGAGCACAGGTCCCGGCCCCGCTTCAGCTTACCCTCCGCGAATAATCGCTCAATGTTCTGGCGACTGCGCTCGTTGCCGCCTGATTCTCGGTACTGCCGGTGGCCTTCCCGCAGCCGCGCCACGTAGAACGTATCCGTCGCGTGCCGGTGCGCCGTGTGCTGTCGTGCGTGGTCCTCACGTCCTTGTATCACCAGATTGCGCGGATCGTTATTCCGCTTGTCATGATCCCGGTGGTGAATCACCTGCCCAGTTGGCACGCGCCCAACTGCATCCAGCGCCATGTGGTGCGTCAAAAGTCTCGTCTTTCTGACCGGGCACCACACCCGCTCGTAGTCTGCCCAGCCACCCTTGTGGGAATGGCTTCGATACAGCGGCATCAGCCTGATCTCCGGGGTTAAGTGCTGCGCCTGTATCCACTCGCCACCCAGAGTCATGAACAGGTGGTCCGGCGTACACCTGACCACGGTGTAGTTGTCCAGAATCACCTCGACAAGCTCCGCCTGTTGCCGCGTGATACGTGGGCTGTGCGCCCATGCCATGCACATCCCCTGCTCATCCACCGAATACACCGGGAACCGCTCGCCAGAGCCAAATCGACTGGCCAGCTCTTCGAATGTCGGCAACGTGCCGTCCAACAAAGCGACGCGGGTGTCCCCCGTGAAGCACCCGTTCGGGGGGTGATCCACCTTGTCCTTGAGCGGCACACGCTCCAGTGCCAACAGCTCCTTCAAGAGCGGGTCGTGCCTAGGAAGCGTGACCCGCCCGTCGTACATCGCGGTCTTGAGCACGTCGTACGGATGCGTGTCTTTGTCCACTGACACCAGCCCTGACTGAAACCCCTTCTGGCGCAGGATCTGGATGGAGTCCCGTGACTGGAAGCTGTCGAACGACACCCACTGGATGTTCATTCCTTGGTCACGCAGCTTGTAGAGCAGTAGGCGGATCTTCTCGAAGTTAATCTCGTCGTTGCGCGGTGGGTTCACGCGCAGCGCAAAGTCGATTCGTATCTCCGGCAACGTCTCGATGGATTGGTCCCGCGGGATCTTCACGAACCGCGGTACGTACCCGCATACGACGCCCGCTGAGTCCCCCGTGAGGCCGAGGTCGACATGCACCCACCGTGGGTGCTCCAGATCCCGCAGGCGGGACGTCAGGATGCGCACCCGGGTGTCGTGGAAGTCCACCTCTGGCGCCGACAACACGGAGGATTCGTCCGTCTCCTCGAAACACGCTGAGACGCGCTCGTGGTTCACGAAGAACGGGTACGACGACAGCGTCGATACGCCGGCAATCTCGCGCAGCGCATTGATGATGTCAGCCTCGAACTCGGTGCGGTGCTCCTCCGGGATTGCCCTGATCAGCGTGGGATCGTACCCCGTCTCCTCTCCGGGGTTCAGGATGCGAGGCCGCCGGTTGAGGTTGCCGACGTGAACATAGAAGCGTTTGCCCGAATACGCGTCGGGGCGAATGTCCCACGTGCACTTGTCGTACACGAAAATCGTCGGGTCGGTGCGGGCTTCTTCCTCTTTCTTGTCCGTGAACTGCCCGGGGTAGCGGCGGCTCGACACCAAGCACAGCACGCCGGGCAACCGCCCCTGCTGCATGAAGCGCGACTTGCGGCGCCGTGCGATGGAGTTGTAGATCGCCACGGCTTGATCGAACTTCCCTGCATCGACTGATTTACGCGACTGCTCGACCACCTCCATGTAGTTCAGCTCGTCAATGATGCCCCCCATGACGTTCTGGCCAATGGCGGCCGACTCCTGCCCGCTCACGGGCACGACCTCGATGCGTCGCGGGAACACCAAACGCGACGTGATCCGTTTGCGGTAAGGAAAGTAGCGCTGAAAGTACGGAGATGAATCTATGATCGCCTTGAAGCGGTTGTAGGACACCTCTTTCGCAAGGGCAGCGGTCTTGTTCTGGAAGATCAGCAGGATCTCCGACGCGGAGTCCAGCCCGAATCGGCCGTGCGCGTCCCGCATGCATGACAGCAGGTAGAGCTGGTAGGCGTTGGTGTACAGGGCCGCCGTGGTCTTACCGCTGCCGATGCCCCCCGTGAACACGGCTTCGACGTATCGACCACTGTTGCACTCGATCAGCTCCGCCATGACAGCGGGGAACACGCTATCAGGCTTGTTGAGGTAGGCCGGCGACTGGATGAACGTCTCGATGTCCACCGGCGGCCGTGCGTACAAAGCCTCGGCGTCCTCGACGCCAAGCTCGTTCTGCTCCAGAAACCTGAGGAACCCTTCTACGGTCTCCGCATCGTACGCAGTGGCGGTAACCTCAGGAGGGCTCTGTGCCGTAGCTGCCATCCTGCCCCCGCTTCAGTTCGATAACGCGTCGCGCCACGGCGAACACCTGCTGGTCTGAGAGTTGCCGCTCCTCCGCCGCGGGCGGCGGCACGCCCGTATCCTTGATGCCGAGCGCCACGCGCTCCTCCGTCAAGCCAATCCGCAACAGCTCGATGGCGTCACGCACCGACAGCTTCTTGATGTCCTCCCTCGTCATCTCAGACAGCTTCTGGTAGGCCAACGAAGACGCGAGCCGCGCGTACGTCGCCTGCCGCGTACGGATCTCGATCTCGTCGAACAACGCCACGCCGGTAATATTGGCCACGGCTTCCTGCTTGCGCTGCTCGATGCGCTCCTTGAGCTGCTTGTTCCACTTCTGCGTGGCCGCGATTTGACGCACGTAGTGGTAGGAGACGCCATGCGCCTCCGCCAGCTTGCGCAGGTTGAATGCTGGCTGTCCCTTGGCCCTCGTAAGGTTCTGCGCGATATAGTCCTCCTTGATGGCCTCCCACCGCAGAGATCCGGCCTGTGGCTGGAACTCCGGGGACTTGGCCAGCGCGTGAACCTTCTTTTTCTTCCCCATGACCTGCCTCGACGGTAATGTCGGGCTTCTATACCGGGGTCACACCGGTGTCAACTTGGGGCCCGGTGGCCTGCTCCGGGTGGATACCCGAGCACCCACCCGCGCCCCCCGCAGCGCGTGCACCGCACCTCATCATCGCCGCCGGTGCTGCTGCATGCGATGCACGGGAACACTCGACGACCTGTGTGAGCCTCCGCCGCCTCACGGCCGCGAACCGCCGTGGCAAACAGCCGCTCACGCTCCTCCTCGCTGCATGACTCGTCGATCAGTGCGCACACCAAGCATCGGCCGTTGAGCTGTACAGACTGCCCCTGCTCCCCAAGCCACGCCCAGAACCGCTTGCAGCGCGGGCACATCACGCTGGACGCTGCCACCGCGTGCACAGGGTCCGCGTCCGGAACGGAGGTGATCCCAGCAGCCGCCTGATCTACGCGTGCGCGCAGCACGGAAACGTCCGTGGCCGCTAACGTCAGGTGCATGGACACGACATCACGCTTCGACACTCCATCCACATCTGCCTGTAGCGGCTGCGAGTCCTCCAGAAGACGCTCGGCTCGCTCCAGCGACATGACCGCCTGCTCAGCGCGCTGCCGCGCCATACGAACCAGTCCTAACAGCTCTTGCAGCGTCATGGCATCACTCCGGCAGCGTGGCTTCGATCTCGATGTCCGGCCAGATCTCCCCGAACGCCGTCAAGACGTCCTCCGGTGAGTACTTGCTGAGCACGGCCTTCAGGCTCTTCGGCTTCGTGACCTTGCCGCCGCTGAGGTAGTTGATGCAGATGGCTTCGAGCGCGACGGCGTCGTACTCCGTGTTCGCCTCCTTGCGTGCCTTCTCGACGGCCTGCTTGATCGTCTCCTTCTGGTCGACGTGCACCTTGAAGCTGATCGTGGTCGTCTTCGACTCGATCTCCTCCGGGGTCACGCCGCTGGTCTCCAGCGCCTGAGACTTGAACTCGCGCACGACGTCGTAGAGCTGGAGCACCGTGAGCCCGACGGCCTTCGCCACCCACTCATCGACGTTTTCCTTGGTGAGCACCGACGACACCACCCGGAGCTTGCTCCACCCGAGGGCTTTGACCTGCTCCCACGCGACCCCTGAATTGATCAGGTTCTCGTAGGTCTGCATGAGGTACGCGGCCTTTCGGTACTGGAGCCCGAAGTGCCTCTCCAAGCACTCGCTCAGCGTCGCGTACCCCTCCTCCTGCCACCACCCCTCGTCGCGGATCGTGGCAAGCACGCCACCGAGGCGGATGTAGTTGCTGTCGACGCTCTCCATGAGCGCCGGCAGGGCCGCAAACGCCTGCTCACGGCTCATGTTTTCGACTTCGTGCGCCAGTGCCAGCAGCGGATCCTCGACTTTCGAGGCCACGGGCTTCTTGACGCTCTTCTTGGCCTTGGGCATGACGGCCTGCGATGGTGCCTTGGTCATACGGACCTCCTTTAGTCCCACGCCAGCATCGTATACACGCTGTTATTCGTTTGTCAAGTCCGGTGAAGCGCGCTTGGCTTTGGGGCGTCGTTTCACTGGAGCGCGCCGCGCAAGCGCCAACTGCGCCGCCGGCAGGTCTACCGGTTCGCCTAGAGACGCCGCTCCGAACATCGCCAGCGCCACGGCGTCAGCTTCGTCGTGCGTGCTACACGACACCTTGAACCGCTTGTAGACCTCTAGGAGCATCAGGTCCTTCTTCGCCGCGCCGTTGCCGGTGACGAACTTCTTCAGCACGCTCGGAGCCACCTCAGACCAGCGGGCGGCGCTCTCATGGAGGACGAGACGCACCGCCGTGCCTAGCTCCACCAGCGTCACTAGGGTCCGGCTGTTCGCATAACCGTACCCCTCGACGAATACGTGCGATACAGCCCATTCGCTCAGCAGATCCTCGACGGCCGCGGCGTACCGCTCATACCGACGCATGCGAAGCCCACGGTCCTGCTCCGTGCCCTCCTCCGGCGGGTAGTGCACCACGCTCTTGTGCACGATCACGCCCTCCGACCACACGGCGAAGCCTAGGTGAGTCGCAACGTCCAGTCCCGCAATGATCACTTGGATGCCCTCCACTTGAGGTTCGCCGGGTGCTTGCCAGAGAAGCACTCCTTCACCACCGCGCACGATTTGGCGCGGCGGCACATCGCCGAGGGGCATACCCCCTCAGGAGTCCTGCCCTCTTCCCCCGCGCGCACCGCCATCGCCATCTTGACGTAGCGCTCCACCGACGCGTCGTCACGCTCAACCACGAACTCCTTGAACGGCGTCACGAGCCCATGCTCGTCCTTGGCGCCGTGCCCCCGCGACACGTAGAGCACATGCGCTGCCGACGTGTCGATCATCCGTGCACGCCGGTCCTCTGATTCTGCGATCAGGCGCAGGTAGAGCCGGGTGCGCACAAGGTGTTCAGCAAGGGGCGCGATGATCTCTCTGAAATTCGGCGCCTGCGACCCCTTGGTGGGCTCGCCCTTGACGATCTTGATCTCCAGCGGACGGCGCCGCGAGGCACCGAAGGCCACCACGCCATCAAGCGACCCCGTAAACCCGCTGGGGTGCTTGAACACAGGTTCACGGTACTGCCACACGTGGCCCCCGGGGTAGCACGATGACTCGTACTCCTCAGGATACCGAGACCACGCCACGGCTTCGTCGCAACGTGCACAGCGCCAATCGCCGATCATGTAGTCACGCAGGTACTGGTTATTGATGCGCCACTGCCGATCATGGCCGTCGTCCCACGTAACGCGCATGGCGTGCTCCACACGGATTGGCTTCGGCTTGACACCGAGCCTCCGCATCAGCACGACCTCGCGAGGGCAGAACTCCGGGTCCGTACGCGTGAGATCCGACGCATGCAGCTCGCCAGCGGGGCGCGCCACCTCGTGTCCGCCGATCTCCGCGATCAGCAAGTCCTTGACTGACAGCGTCGGCTGCACCTTGCCCTTGAGACGCCGCTTCACGCCGTCAGCTCCTCGAACACCCGTTCAGGCACGAGTACCCAGCGCCCGGCCGGATACGAGCGCCCCGTAGAGTCTACGAACTGGAGCACGACACCGGGGTCTAGGCCGGCGTCCAACGCCTCCTTGCTGATCTTCTCCAGCCACGCGAGCTGCACGCTCATCGAGCGCTTGCGCGTGGCCTTGCTCTCCAGCAAGAACCTGCCCCGTCGGATGTCGCCCTTGGCGCCCTCCAGTGCGCCGCTGGCTGGCGTCTGCCTACCCCCGAGGCGTCTGGCAGCGCGCTTCTCCGCCTGCTGCCCATGCGTCGGGTTGCGGGTGCGCCGCAAGTACGGGTTGTCAACTGGCATGCGGGCCTCAGTTCGGGTCGAGGTGTTCGCCTTGCTCCAACACGATGCGCAGGATCAGCGCGCGTATCGTCGTGTTGAACTCTGGCTCCGTCCGGATCTTGGTCTCGATGGCCTCCTGCGTCTTGGCCTCGATGAGTATCTCGCCATGCTCGTCGCGCACCACCCACCCGGACTTAGCCGCTTTCACGAGCAGCTCGTACGACTTGAGGTAGTGCATGATCGTTGCGACGTCGTAAGACTCGCCCACGACCAGCCCGAGCTTTGGGTTTGGAAGCAGCGCCAGCGCGTACTCGAAGGCGCGCGCCGTTATCGGCACCTTCCACTTCTTCACGATGGCTGAAATCTTCTTGTACGCCGGCAGCGTGGTGCTCAGGTCCTTCAGGTACTCGTCCTTCCCGTACAGGCGCACCACGAGACTCGCAGCGTATTTGAACGACGGCCCACCGGGCATCGTCTCCGGATCGCCGTGCGTGACGCCGACCTTGAATCGGATCTGATTGATCATCACCAGCGTGGGCTGCCGCCCCTCTTCCTCGGCGATGCTCAACGCCCGAGCCGTCTTGCGGTACAGCTTATTGATGAGGATCCCCTGCGTGCCAACCATGGCCTTCTCGGCGGGTGAATCCAGCTCGTGTTGCGTGACCAGTGCGGCCACGGAATCGAGCACCACGACAGACACGTCCTCGGCGTAGATGAGGCCCTCGATGAGGTCCACCGCCTGCTCAGCGCTCGACGGCTTCGCGTACACCATGGCGTCGGTATCCACCCCCATGCGCCGCGCCCAGCCTCGGCTGAACGTGCCTTCGAGGTCCACGAACACCGCGCGCCGCTCAGGCCACATGCGTTGTGCCGACGCGATGACTTTGCACGCCATCGTAGTCTTCATTGAGGACTCGGCGCCGTAGAGCACCGTCACCCGGCCCGCGGGGATTCCCCCGCCGGTAGCTAGGTCGAACTGGAACACCCCCGTCGGTATCCGGGGCGGATCGTCGCGCGTGATTCCAACTTTGACCACTTCGTACTTGTGGTCCTTGTTGAACTTCGCTACCAGCTCCTTGAGCTTACTCATTCAGCTCATCCAGCATGGCGCCGATCTTAGCGTCCACCCACTGCTGGACGTACTGGAAATTCGCATCCAGCGCCGGCGTAGGATCCGCCCCCGCAGACAGGTCGACCGGCACCGGCATGTACAGCGCTACCGTGAACTTCACGGACTCGTAGTTGCCGAGGTTGCGCGTCATGGACGCGGAGAACCCCACGTTAGCCATCGGCTCTCCAGAGGACTCCACCACGCGCACCGGGACGGACTCCTGCTGAGGAGCCCCCGAGGACCGCTCCGTGCTAACGACGGCGGCGACGGCCGTCTTGGACTTTTTCAGCTTGACTGCCACACTCGACCCTCCACGTCTTGTGGATGACGTCCACGATCTCACTCAGGACCGGGCCCGCGGACACGCGACGCCCGCGCTTCGGGCGCGCCACGTCGGCCAGCAGCTTGATCAGCCCCACCTGATGCGCCGTGTAGAGCCGGTGCTTCTCACCCTCGAAAATAGGCCGCGGCAACCAGCCGCGCTCCTCCCAGCTCCGGAGCACCTGCGGGCTACACTGGATTCGGTCCGTGACGTGCCCGGACGTGTACACCGTCACCGCGACGCCATTGAGCGTGCGGGACAGCGTCCGCCGCACCTGAATGAGTCCGCGCTGCCGATCACGGCGATACTTGGCCGCCGCCTTGCGCGCCTTGGCTCGCAGCTTCGGGTTGGCCTTGTAACGACGGCGTCGAAGCGCCGAGTACTCCTCCCGGTTGGCGGCGTACCAGCGACGGACAGACGCCCGATTGCGCTCAATTGCGTCGGTGCTGGGTTCCATAGGCACTCTTGGGGGTGAAGATTTGGTCATTGTCGGTACCACCTCTCCGTTTGTCAACCCTTAAATCGAATGTCACAGCCGATGCTCCTGTACCAGCGCACACGCGACCGATGGAAGCGTTCGTAAATCGGTGAATCCGCGTCGAGGATGTCGAGCACGACGGGGATCCCCTTGCCGGGGTGCTCGCGGCGGATCCGTCCGACGATCTGCACGACGTCACTGCGGGGGACCGCCAGCACGCACGTGTCCCACTGCGGGACGTCCGTCGCCTCGCTGGCCATCTGATATGTTGCGAGCACGACCCGCTTCAGCTTATCGGCCTCGCGCTGCGCCACCCGATCCTTCTTGCCGCCCGCGTAGACCGAGTCCACGCCTCCCTGCGTAATACCCACGTAGTACCCGATGTCGGCGTCCCGTACCCCGTGCGCCCTGAAGGCCGCGTGCAGCCGCCTCAGGTGGTCAATGGAGTCGGAGAACACCACGGTGTTACGTCCGCGACCGTACGCCGTGAACACGAAACGGGCGATCATGCGGTTGCGAGGCTCGTGCCGCCCCAGCAGCTTGTTGACGTGGCCCAGCTTGCCCGCGGTGTGAGGCAGCCTGATCAGCTTCCCGTCGCGCACCACGCGAGGCACGCGCCAGTCGGAGCTGCGAACCACCACCCGCGGCACCAGCGTCTGCTGGGTCGCCGTGAGTTCCACCTGCCCGATGTGACCGAGGAACACCTGCTCCCGCCCATCCTTGCGATACGGCGTCGCCGACAGCCCGAGCCTCAGCCGGCCCGGGAACCACCACATGGCTTGGCTGAAATGCTCCGCCCCCATGCGATGCACCTCGTCGCACACCACGAGCCCGAAGCTCGCATAGTCCACGCCCGGGTAGCGCTCAGGGCCCTTCATGATCGACTGCACCAGCCCGACCACCAGTGGCTGATCGTCGCGAGGCACTGAATCACCGCACCACAGCCCGACGTCGTCTCTCGCCAGCCCGAGCACCTTGATCGCAGCGTCCACCCACTGCTTGATGATGTCCTCCTTGGTCGTGATCACCAGCGTGCGTCGCTGCGGCGCCGAGATCAGAGAGCACCCGACAACGGTCTTCCCCCACCCGGTTGGAGCGCGAAGGATGAAACTGCGCCCATCCAGCAGCATCTGCCGGCCGCGCTCAGACACCCGCGCCTGCTCAGGCGTCCGCGGGGTGAATCTATGATCGTACGCCACCCGGCGGCCTCTGGAACGGCGGTCCTCAGCGGCGGGAGGGCACAACATGCGTGGCATCCACAGCGTGCCGTCTTCATGCACACGCCCGAGCATGTACTCGTCCCCGAATCGCGTGGTGGCCCGTAACGCCCCAGCAGGCAAATCCTTGGACTCGTAGACCGCAGCGCTATGTACGTATCGTGGTGTGCGCATAGAAGACCGCCGGCGTCGTGCCGGCGGCCTCCTCAGGGGCCTACAGATCGTCGTCTTCGTCGTCGCTCTCGACGGGCTTCTTCACCTTCTTGGCCGCCTTCTTCACGGCCTTCGGCGCAGGCGCCTCGTCTTCGTCGTCTTCGTCGTCCGACGCGTCATCGTCCTCGTCGTCCGGGACGCTGACGGCCTTCTTCTTGCCACTACGCCACGGCGCGCGTGCCGCAGACGGGGCCTCGTCCTCGTCCTCGTCCTCGTCCTCCTCGTCGTCGACGACGACGGGCTTGGCCTTCTTCTTGGCTTTGGCCTTCGCCTTGGCCGGCGGAGCGTCGTCTTCGTCGTCCGCCTCCTCGCCGTCGGCGTCTTCGAAGGCGTCATCATCCTCGTCGTCCTCGACGGGCTTGGCCTTCTTCTTGCTCAGGCTGCGCGAGGTGAACGCGTCGTCATCATCGTCATCGTCGTCCGTGGTCTGCGCCTTGCCCTGCTTGCGCAACGCACGCGTGTCCTGCTGCCCGACCACGTGACCACCGAAGCCGGCATCGCGCAGCTCGTCCGCACTGAAGTACGGGATCACCTCGTCGTAATCGAACGGACGGACGTCATCCGGCTTGAGCTTCAACTCGGCCGCGAGCGCCTTCAGGTTCACCTTCTCGACGAAATCGAAGTCCGTGCCGACCTCCGGCGAACGGTCCCCGAGGCGGCTGACTGAGACGCGCCAGCCGGCGAGGCCGCCGCGCTTCGACGCGAGCTTCTGCAACCGCTTCACGGTGTCGCGCTTCGCCACGAACAACTTGCGCTCGTGGCGGTGCACCTTGCCGCTGCGGTCCTTCCACTTGGAGTGGTCGAGGACGCTGAACACCGTCACGAGGGTCGGCTGGTTGTCCTGCTCGCAGATCGGGCAGGGCTCTTCCGCGGCCGTGCACGGGAAGAAATTCCGCCAGTGACCGTTCGCGAACACCCGGTGCTCGTGGTACGAGACCACATCGAGCAGCCCGTCGGAGTTCAGCTTGCCATCGAGGAACGTGATCGTCGTCTCGCCGTCCTTCGGCACCCAGAAGCGTCGCACCTTGTTCTGTGCGGCCCGGACCTCTGCCTCTTTCTCTGCCTTCTCGTGCGCATCTTGCGCTGCGCGCCCGCGCTTCAAAAACGTGATTGCCATGGATGCTCCTACTGCTCTGTGTTACCTGCACTGATCATTGAGTGCGGCGGCGATCATACCGACCGGAGCCGCGCTGTCCAGCCCTACGTGGCCTCACCGTGGCTGTGCCCCAGCTTGGCCTCCTGATAGGTCGGCGCCACGGGCAGGCCCTCCAACGTGCGCCACTCGCGATACAGGTCGACGAGGAACATCTTGATCATGTACCGCATCGCCGCTGCATGCCGGTGCCCTTTCGTGCGCTCCTGCCAATTCGGGTGGTTCGCCAACCGGTTCTTGTAGTCGTCGTACACCTTGCGATAAGGCGACGCGTCCCCTTGCTTCACGAAGGACGGAGCCAGCACGCCCACCAGCTTCGTCTTCAGGAACGGGTTGAAGGTGATCGACTTGCGCGTCTTCACCTCGCCGTCGCTCGCGACATAGGCGCGGTCGATCAAGTGTTCCGCGCGACGCGACGCGCCGCGTCCGTCGGACTTCACGTCAAGGCCGGCGTATTGCCATATCGACGACGGGTAACGGGCTTTGTGGATGTCGATCTCCGACAGGATCACGCCAGACATGGCCGGGCCGCAGCCTCGCACGCCGGCGAGAAACTCCGTGTAGATCGGGTAATTCAGCAGCAGGTCCTCGAACCGCCTGAACTGGCGCTTCTCCGCGGTGTCCAGCTCGATGTACTGGGCAACGAGGGCCAGCTCCGTCGGTGTGTCGATGACCCCGTCGCCTTCGAACTTCAGGCGGCTCAACCGCGCGTCGGAGACAACGCCGTCGGTGATTCGCGTATACGACAGCCGCAGGACCTTCAGCACCTCCTGCGCGTCCGGCGACAGCGTGTCCTCGGTCGTACCCGGAGCCTGCCCGAGCTTGGCCTTGAACTGCGCCGCGATCCTGTTCCCCATCTGGATCCTCAGGGCCTGCAAGTCGTAGGTACTACGCACCAGCGTGCGGATGTCGCTCATCGCCACTCCTTTGTGAGTCGTAACTTGCCAGACAACAGCTCGCGAAGATCGGCCACCGACATGTCGCCGACATCCTTGTGCCCGGCCGGCGGGTACAGGTGAGTAACGCGGGCGCCCGGCAATCGCTGGGAAGCGCGCGCCCGGGCCTTGTCCCCTGCGGGATCAGCGTCGAACACGGTGACGACTTCGATGGCTTGCTTCAGGCGTGCCGCGCGACGCTCGGAGAACCCAGCCGTCATCGGCGCGCACACATTGCGGTACACGCGTAAAGCCGACGCAACGTCGAAGACAGACTCGACCATCAGCACGGGCTTGTCGAAGTCCAGCCACGCCTCGCCGTACCAGACGGCCGTGTTGCGCCTGCCCTTGGCGTCGCCGTACACGTGGTACTTCGGGGCGTCGCCCTTCGGGCGTAGGCGTCTACCGCGAAGCGCGCACAGGACACCCTCGGCGTCACGGATCGGGAAACAGACGGCATCCTTTTCCGTGTCGTACCTCAGGTCCAGAAACGTGATCACAGAGTCAGGTACGTCCCGGCTCTTCAGGTAACGCATGGCACGCGGCGACTGCGCCGCGGGCATGAACGTGGCCAACCACGGCTCTGGAAGCGTCACGTACTCCTCGGCATCCGCCTCCGCGCCCCACTCCTTCACGGTGAATCGAATCGGCCGATCCCCGTCCTCGACCGCCAAGGCGACAGCGGTCTTCAGGTCATAGCGCGGTGCCGTCGCGCCGTGGGCTGCCAACGCTTGTACCAACGTCAGCAGGTCAGGCCCGCCCCCGCAACTGAAGCAGTTGTAGGGGCTTTCGGCCTCCGGCTCCACCTTCACGGCGAACGACGGATGCGAGTCCCGCCCAGACTTGTGCCGCCACGGTGCGAGCGGGCACGCGGCCTGCACCCAACCACCGCTAACGGTGACGTTACGCGCGTTCACAGCTCGCAAGAACCTCTTGATGGTAGCGGCGTCCATGAGCCCGAGGAGGGGCGCTCTGGTTAAATGGGGGTCTGACTCGTGTC